GTTTCTGACAGAAATCTGACCATTGACATTATCCAATCCGCCCATCGTCAGCGTGCCGCCGTGGATGCGGTCGGCGTGCATCGTGCCGGTCGCAATATAATTTGCAGAAATCGCGCCTTCCATTGTGATCGCGGCATTCACTCCAGGCCCCGGTGGATAACTGTCTGCATGACACAGGCCGTTCTGATTCCAGACCCAGACATTGTGCGCATTCTCATAATCCGGTACATCCGAAATAATAAGCTCAGCTGTGCCTGTGCCGTCCTGATTCTGTTTCAGGGTTATGTATCCGCCGGTTGCCCTGCTGATCATATCACCTGCGATCCGCTGCGCCGTCTGGACGGTCTGCGAAAGCTGCGTCGGGATCTCATAGTTGACAAGGTGCTGCGTTTTCGCAGTGATGTCTGTGATCTTCGCAGTTTTGTCGCCGATCTCCACCTGCGGCGTGTACGGTTTCAGGATATCGACCGTGCGGCCGAGCAGCCGGAGATTTTCGTCAAGCCCCATGAGCGGCTGCCGGAAGCGGTATGTGTCACCGCAGCGGATACTGCCTTTCCCGGAGATGTCCAGGACTGATGCAGCATAGTGTTTCTTCACGCGGTTGTTCTCGCTGAGATACTCCTTGCCGCGTGCGACAAGGTTCTCCTTTACCGTGATATCGTCAAACTCCGCCGTTCCGACGATCACACCATAGCGTGCGATTGCATCCGGATCGTCGATGTACGGCACTGCGTAAGTGTGACCGTCATCCGGATCCACTGCGCCGACGATGGTCAGGCGCTCGGCTGAATCCGTCCCGGATTCGCTCGGCGTGATCTCATCGAGCTGCGCACCAAGCGGCATCAGGCGCGTGATGATGTTCGCGGTGTCGCTCTCAATGCTGAGCGAGCGCAGGTTGTGCCCGAGCATGATGATCGTGTCGGCGGTGCTGCCGTTGGTCGCCGCAGTCAGATAGTCAAGCAGCAGCTTTCCGTCATCTCCGCGCCGGATCCGCAGCTCACCGCCGAAGCGATTGACCAGATTCTCCTTGATCTCGGCAAGCGTCGAGCGGTATGCGGTGGTCTTGCTGCCGCCCTGGCCTGCATTGACTGAGCCGTGATAGATGTGCTTGCTCGCCTCGGTGGTCGCGTTGTGGTATTCCAAAAGCGCCGTCAGGAAGAATGACGGCTGTGCATCGGTATATGTATGATAGTCTTGCACGCTATCATTCAGATAGCCGAGGAAGCCCTCAAATGTCAGCTTCTTCTGCAATGTGCCTTTGCTGGTCATACTCTCCGGCGATTTCAGCAGATAGCCCTCAAACTCGATCTCGCCGGTCTCGGTGTTTTTCAGCTCGACCAGCGTATTGCGTTCGATCAGCATATTGTAGCAGGCGTTCTGCGGTGTGACGGTGAGCGTCAGGGACGGCGTCTGTCCGACATACTCTTTGAGCGTGCCGGCAGCGATGCGCTGCGTGCTGTTCGGGTCATCCGTGTGCAGGATCTGCCGCACGCCGTCATTGATGATCGTGATCTGATACATCAGTACAGCGCTCCTTTCAGAGACAAGTGCCGCCTCAGATATTTCTGCCAGCTCTGCATATTGTCCTCAAACTGCCCAGACGCAACCGCTGCCACATATTGCAGGACGAGCAAAGAATCTGCCTCTGTGACTGTGCCGTCAACATCAGCATCGGCAAGCAGCAGCTGCTCCGGTGTCAATCCGCTGGATTCGCCTTTTGCAATCGCTTCTGCGGCTGTGAGGATCAATGCGGCATCTGCGGCGGTCACATAACCGTCGCCGTTGACATCGGGATAACGCTGCTCCGATGGCAGCAGTGCCGGCTGACAGTTCGGGAGCATTGCAGGGAGCGCCTTGAATGTGATCGTCACTGTCAGGACGGTGTGCTGCCCGTCCTCAGCCTTGACCGTCGGCGCATGGACCTCAAAATGATAATCTGGAAACGCGCTGTCATGCAGATCGCGCAAGCCGTTCCATCTCAGATGATGCCGCAGCTCGGACAGCAGAAACTGCACATTGCGGCGGTCACGGTTGACTATGTCAAAGGTATATGTGAGCGTGCGCTCGCCATAGCTGGAAGTACCGTAAAGCGCATCATAATCATATGTGATATTGCTGTACGGAACACGCTCGGAGCGGTCATCCTTCGGCGGCTCGCCGATCTGCTTTGCAAGCAGACGGAATCCGAGCGCCGTCGGCGACCAGATGCCGTGCATCTCTCCGAGATCTATTGCAAATCCTGCTTTCAATGCGCCGTCCCCCTTTCGTCCATTGTAACCGCTTCGCCTTGCAGGATATCCACCTTTTCGGCGACCATCTCTGCCACCTTCTCGCCGTCCATCTCGGTTTCACAATGCACATGGACATTGATGACAGGCTGTTCACCGGCTGTGCGGTTGTTGGTCGTGCTGTAATAGTTATTGTTGATGATTTCCGAAGTCGGGCTCGGCTGCACGAAATCTGAAGCAGTATAATCGCGGGCGTTTTGCAGCATTCTGACAGCACCGCCGTCGATCTGCGGCATATGCGCACCACGCGGCGCACTGATCTCCGCAGTCATACCGATCTCAGGCAGTTGCAGATTACTGAACGCATCCAGAGCAGCCTTGCCGATCTCAGGGATATTATCAGTAAAGCCGACACCGAGGCCCTCAGCGAGATATTTGCCGACGCTGTCACGCATGACCTTCGACGGGGATGCAATTCCGAATGCATCCTGGAAGCCTTCAAGAATTCCGCCAGCAAAGCCGGTGATCTGATCCCACAGCCATTCTCCCATACTGGAGATGCCGTCCCACAGACCGGTCACAATGTTTCTGCCGACTTCGAGCATCTTTCCGGGAAGCTCCGAGACGCCTTCCGTGACCTTTTTGACCAGATCAGCAGCGCCTTCCTCGCCTTTCTTCACGAGGTCGGATGCAAACTGCTTTACATTCTCAATCGTGCTGTCCAGCCATTCCTTGACCTTGCCTGGCAACTCGGAGAAGAATTCGACCACATTCTCAATGAATTGCTCTGCAAGCTCCTTCGCCTTCTGCGGTGCGTCGATCGCAAACTGCACGATATGACCAAGCGCCTCGCCGATCATGTGCCCGATCTTGCCGGGGAGCTCGTCGAGGAACTGCATCGCACCGTCAACCAGATCGGACGCAAGCTGCTTCGCGTTGGTGACCATGTTTGTGAAGCCGGTTTTCACCGTCTCAGATGCATCCGTGAAGATCTGCCCGAGCCATTCAAGCGCAAGGGACAGCATCTTGTCGAAATAGGTCACCAGACTGTCAATTACCTGCGGGAGCGCATCGACGATCGCCATAAACAGCGTCAGAGATGCTTCCAGCATCTGCGGTGCTGCATCTGCAAAAATGTTTACAAGCTCCGTGATGATCTCCGGGAGCATCGGGATCAGCGTCTCGATGACAACCGGCAAAGCCTCCAGCAACACATTGAACAGCTGAATTGCCGCGTCAAGAAGCTGTGTGCTGCACGAGAGCAGCGCATCATTCAGCGCAGAGATAATCTGCGGGAGTGCCTTTGTGAGAGCCCTGATAACGGTCGGGAGCGCCTGCGTAATTGCCTGAATGATCTGTGGCAGCGCTTTTGTGATTGCCTGCGCAATCTGCGGAATCATGCCTGTGACTGCGTCAATGATCTTCGGCAGCTCCTTTGTCAGTTCGTCGATGATCTCAGGCAGTGCATCCACAATCGCCATGAACAGCGTTACAGCCGCGTCCAACAGCTGCGGGACAGCGGTCATCAGCACATCAACCACAGAATTGATGATATCCGGCAGCATCGGGAGCAGTGCATCCATAATGACGGGAATCGCATCAACGATTGCCGTGAAGAGCTGCACAGCCGCATCCAGCAGCATCGGCACAGCCTCAACGATGAAGTCAATCACATTTGTGATCAGCGCGGAAATGATCTCGATGATCTGCGGGATATTGTCCAGGAGTGCCTGCGCAAGCGTCAGGATAATCTGCAAAGCGGCATCGAGCAGAGATGTCAGGACACTCGGATCGAGCAAAGCATTCAGCAGAGCACTGACAATCTGAACGGCAGCATCTGCAATAAGCGGAATATTGGTTACAAGCACCTCAGCGAGCTGCACGATAATACTCTTTGCTGTTTCAAGCAGCTCCGGAATACGGCTTGTGATACTCTCAGCAAGTGCAGAGATAAGGCTGATTCCGGAACGCAGCATCAAAGGAAGGCTGGCTGTGATTGCCTCCGCCATTTTGGGGATAACCTCTGACAACACGCCGACCAGAGAATCAATAATTCGGATACCTGCTCCGATTGCGATAGGCAGATTTGCTGCAATCGAATCCGCAAACTGTGTGATGATCTCTGTTGCGGTATCGGTCAGCATTTCAGGATGTGCTGCAAGTTCATTTGCCAATGAACCAAGCAGCATGGTAGCTGTTCTGCCAAGCTGTGCTGTGACTGAAGACAAACCAGAAATAAGTGTTTTTCCGATTTCCAGTGCGGATTTCGCAACAGCAGGCGCGTTTTTGACAAGTCCGTCCGCGATCGCTTCAAACAGCGACACACCTGCGCTTACAAGATCAGGGATATATGCGGTGAGATCAACGATCATATCAGCGACAACACCGCTCAGAGAGGAGATCATCTTGCCGATTCCGCCGATGATGGTCTCGACACGCGGCAGGATGTTGCCGGCTGCGGTCGTTGCACTGTTCACCAGATTGTCAACGAGCTTTTCAAAATCCTGCTCGTCATCTGCAATGCCGACAAGCAGATTGCTGAATGCGGCCTTTGTCATTGCGACAGATCCGCTGATCGTTTCAGCTGCTTCTCTGGCAGTCGTGCCGGTGATGCCAATTTGCGTCTGAATGACATGGATCGCCTCGACAATATCCGCATAGCTTTCCAGATTGTAATGGATGCCGGACAGTTTCTCTGCATCAGCAAGCAAACGCTCCATCTCGGATTTCGTACCGCCATAGCCGAGCTTCAGGTTATCGAGCATCGTGTAGTTCTGCTTTGCGAATCCCTGATAGGCATTCTGGATGCTCTCCATACTGGAGCCCATCTTGTTCGCATTGTCTGCCATGTCCGTGATTGCACGGTCTGCGACCTGCGCTGCCTTTGCCGTGTCGCCGTCGAGCGATGCGATCAGCGCCGCAGAAAAGCTCGTGACCGTATCCATGTACTTATTTGCAGACATACCCGCAGTGTGGAACGCTTCTGCCGCATTCTGCATCACGGAATCCTGCGCGGCGATCAGATTGTCATACTCGCCCTTGACCGCATCGACCGTCTTGCCGACGCTCTGCGCATACTCCTCAAGGCTCATATCCTGCGCGCCGAACAGCGTCGCAACGCCGCCGGTGAGCTGCTCATAGTCTGCGTATGCTTCGAGTGCCTTTTTGCCGAGCGCTGCCATTGCGCCGGTCGCCGCAGTGATTGCACCTGTGACCGCAGCCATGCCGGCTTTTGCAATACTGCCGAGCTTCGCAAGACCGGATTCAAAGCCCGATTTGTCAATACTGGTGTCAAATTTCAGTGTGCCGTCAAATGCCATACATACCACTCCTTATCATGTGGCAGTACGGCGCATCGGCTCATTGTACTTGCTTTCCTTCTATAATCTTCACTTCAAATTCACGCTTGCAGCCGCGTGTGCATTTCACAAATACGCCGCTGCACTGCGCTGTATTGTCATACAATACGGTTTTTGCGCCGCAGTACGGGCAGCGCAGCCATTTCCGCTCGATCGGCGGCATTTTTATGCGTTCCATAGCATTGCTCCGATCATTTCGTCATCAAACTCAAACGGCAGAGCGATCTCACGCTGGATCTTTGCGATACGAGCCCGCTGCCGCTTATCCGGTATCTGATTCAGGTCTGTGCTGCGGTATCCGACACGGCGCATGGTCATGCTGTCATCCGGCAGCGCACGCAGCAGCGAGAGAAACTCCCACCAGTGCAGATAATTGATGCGCAGAAGGTCAATCGCATAAAATCGCCGGAAGTCAGCGATAATGTACTTTGCATCAATACGGAAGTCCAATACCGGCGGCTTCGGGAGCTCCGGCTCAGCGTCCGCCTCATCGTCATCCGGCTCCTGCGGATCCGGCTCCAGCGCATCAGCTCGCAGGAATCCGATCAGACCGGCGATCATGCCGGCAGTGATGCGCTCCTGCTCATGCTCCAGCCACATTCCGCAGAGATATGCACGCTCCTCTGAACTGATAGATTTGTCCGCCATCATGTCGATGAAGCCGAGCCATTCCCGGAAGTCAGTCAGGATCTTGTATTCCTTCCCGTCAGCTTCGATGCTGTCCGGGAACGGCTCGTACAGAATGTTCATCATTTTTTCTTCGCCTGCTTAATGGCTGCACGCTTCTGCGCACGGTTCGGCTGATACTTCGTCAGCAGCGCATTGCGGCGCTCTGTTGCTTCGGCAGTCTGAGCGCGGACGAAATCCAGAAATGACATATATGTCAGCTCATAGACGCTTGCACTCATCGGCTGGCCGGCGAAGATCTTGTCCGCAGTACCGACGCCGAACAGATTGTCATACAGCTTGCGGTACAGATTGCAGTATGCGCGGATACGGTCGGACGCTTTGCCGTCCTTCGGGATGCTGATCTCATCCTGCTGCATCTGCTGGAACGCATTTTCATAGCGCTCCATCACATCTACATCTTCGAGATCGAGCGGCAGGGAGATCCCGTTGATCTCCCATACCTTCGGATTATTCTGGCTCATAGGCGCAAATCTCCTTTGTTATCAGGTTGTGGCAGAGAACGAAACGGTAGCCCAGTCGTCGGAGCTGGTCGCGGTGCCCTTGATCTGCTCACCGTTCGCCTTGAAGCTGCCGGAATACTTGTAAATGTTGGCATCGTCGCCCTCAGTACCCGGAGAAACGGTGTACGGGCGCTTGTACGCTTCGCCGGTCGCGGTGTCCACATTGATGATCTCGCGGATGGCATCTGCGCCATACAGCTCCTCGTTGGTGATCTTCACGATATCCGTCAGAACCGGATCGTCGCGGTGCTTGTCGAAGCCGTAGCTGATCTCAGGTGCAAAGCCGGTGACATCGGTGCGCTGGGTTGCCTCATCGACATACTTGCGGCTGTACTCCTGCGGGTTCTTGGCCTGCGAGAGCGCGGTGAAATACTTCATGCGGTGGTACGTCGTAGTTGTGGTTGTGGTACCGCCGGAAGTGGTTGTGGTGGTCACGCCGTAAAAGCTCAGGATTTTATGACGCTGTACGATTTCAGGCATTTTTACTCCTCCTCGTAAAGCAGCCGGAGCTGCATCTGATATCTGGCGGTATTACTGTCAGCATCGAAGGCATAACCGCCCGTCAGCACTTCGATGGATACCGGCGATCTGCCGTCAAGATCGGGCAGCTCACCATTCAGGTTGTTGTCCGTGATCCAGTGCTCGAAGTGCTCATAAAATGCGAGGTTCTCGATGCACTGGTTCACATCCGCGCTGTAAAACTCGCGGGATGCAAACACGAACAGAAACTGCTTCATGCAGCCGCCGTCCGTATAGCGCCTGAAAACAGGATCGCACGGCACTGCCTCCACAGAATACTCGATCGCCTGATCGCCGAGGTAATCGACATACAGGCAGCCGTCTTCGTCGAGCTCCGGAAAGGTCAGTATGTAGTCGCGGACGCATTCGATCAGTGCTTTCATTTACTTCCCTTCCTTTGCTGTTTTCATGAGCTCTTCCAGGTGGTCAGCTTTCATGCGGTCAAGCCATCGCTTGCCGCGCATCGGACCGGAATGCCCTTTGTTGATGTAATATTCCCGCCGTGCTCTCGGCTCTGTGTTGATGATGACGCCGGGGCGCTCCTGCTTGTGGGATTTGCTCATCTTTCCGCGGTTCTTGAATCGTGGCTGCGCGATCGGCACATAGTCTTCCATCAGCGCGATGCATTTTGCATCCAGCGCATTCTGACGGGTCGCAAATGCCTTCTGCACATTGCCATCGAAATCCGGCGGAAATTCGATGCCTTTGAACTCGATCATTTTGCAGTCACCTCGATATGCTGCACGCGGGATGATCCATAGCGGAAATCTTTGACAGATGTGATTGTCAGCGCGGTTTTCGGCGGCTGTGCGTCCTCGATCGCGCCGCGCATGATGCGGTCATCAGCTTTCGGCATATAGTCGCCGAGGTTTGCAGCGGATACGATCATCAGGATCTTGTCATCCGGGTTTCGTGTGATGCCGTTTATGGTTTCGCCGTTTGTGTCCTCCCAGTAGGCTGCGCCTGTCTGGTGGCGTATGTATGTCGGCGTGTGGTTTACGGTTGCTTTTTCCCAGATCGTGACAGCGGGTGTGTTCGTGAACATGATGTCACTCCTCTCCGCCGTACATATCCAGAAGGCCATAGCGCTGCTGCATCAGGCCGAGGTCTTTCAGCTCAT